GCTAACTATTGGTGATGTAGCACCATACCCCCAAATAGCCATAATGCTAATATCATCTGCTTTATCAGTTGGGTCAGATGCAGATGCCATTGTTGCAGTAATAGTATTAACGCCAGTAGTAAATAGTTGACTATTTAACTCAACACTAATTGTACGCGCGCCTACTACATTACGTGTTACAGCAGTAGTTGAACCGACTTTCACTGTAACTGTAGTTTCAACACCATTTTCTGCGGATACAATTATTGGAATATTCACATTAGCATCCGTAGTATATAGCATTATTGGCTCAATAGAGCCTCCCCAGCTAATCTCAAAAGCTACTGTCTCAACATTCCAACTTCTTGTTAAAGAACCGCCGCCAGCACTAGTTACTGCCATTTTTACTGGCTGTCCTGCGCGAGATTGAATTAAGTAACCCTTTGCATCAAAAACATAAGTATCGCCGCTATTACCATTCTGTGTAGAAATAACAGTTCCATTTACTGACCAAGTGACTGAAATTTCACTATCATCAGATGAAGTAATAGTAAAACTAAATGGGCAAGGTTTACCATTTCTTACGGTAGTTGTTCTTACTGGGTTTGTTAGACTGATTGTAGAGGTTGCAGCTCCGCCGCCACCCGTAGCGGGTAAATGAATTGGATCTACACCAGAAACAGGAACTGCTTCTGAAGATTGATCTACTCTATAAGTGAAATATAAGTCATTATTGTCATCTACATAGCCACCATTAAAAGCAATACCGGTAGCGTATTCTTGATAAGAATCATCATTATACGTTGCGCGTATTTTCCCTTCATTTTGGCTAACTGTCTTTACATAGCTTAAATTATTTACCGCACTATTTAAAGAACTAACACTGGTTGTTAATCCAGCAACTATATTTGCATCTGCCGCGCCAATATTTGCTCTTGCAACAGCCTTCGCTTCTCCTAAATTTTGCTCTGTATCATATCTCACAACACCACTAGCGGATGCGGCCGCAGCCTATGCTGCAAGTGTCATCGCTGCATCAACAGTTGTAGACTCCCAGTAAGTGCTATTGGTAGGAGCAGTTCCCGTAACGTCTGCTTTACATTTATATAGATGAGCATTATAAATACAATAATCGCCTTTTTTATAGGCGGTCGCGCTATTATATTCATTAGCTAAATCACTGGCTGACGCTGCACCGATAGCTTCTGGGGTTAGTTTGCTGCTAATTTCAGAAATTGCTTCTACTACATTAACCTCTTCCCATTTTTCAGAATCAAATTCTCCGGTAGCCTCTTGTGTGCAAACGTATAGTTTATTTCCATAAATACAATAGTCATTTGCATTGTATGTTTTGCTTGCATCATACTCATCAGCAATATTCTTAATTGCATCAGCTATTTTATTATTAACATCAGTTAAATCAGTTACAACTTCTGTCCAATTACCATCAGCAGATAAGAACTTTCCTAAGTCCGTGGTTAGAGGTTTTGGTACCAATCCCGCAGCACCATCAGTACTAGTGGTCGCGCCTGTCATTCCAGGAACAGACTGTACATTAGCACTAAGCGTACCATCATTAGCAATTGTTAAACCATCACCAACTTTTACACCACCAAGAGTATCAGAAGAGGCGGTGGGTAGGGTATATTGTTCAGGCGTACCCCAAGTTCCATTTCCTTTTAGAAATTTATCCGCGTTTGCGCCGCTTGATGGAACAAGACCATCACTTGTTGATGTGAATACACCATAAGAAACATTAGCTACTGTCTAATCAAGACTTTGTATTAAATTAGCTAATGTTATCTCATTCCAATCATCAAAATTCCAAGTAGCATTTCGTGCAATAGCTTTATTACTTCTATAAAATTTTCCATTTCTGGTACAATATTTATTTTCATCAAAACCGTCCGCGATTGTCTTATCATAGTCAGGGGCAATAACTTCTGGGTCCACACCACCGAGCTATCCTTTTAATCTTGATAAGTCATCAACGCCAGTTCCGCCATGACTTACTGGCAGAATACTGTTATCTTTAACATGTTGTAAATCTAAATTTGTAATATTACTTCCATCTCCGGAAAAAGTGCCGGATATTCCTTCTGCTGCACTTATTCCTTTTACATTTATAATACCAGTAGATAAATTAACTGTTGGGCGATTACTTGAATTATCAGCGACTAGCGTTTTAATATTAATAGGGCCAGTAATGTTATCTGTATTTGCTACAATAAGTGGAAAAGTACCTGTGCCTTGTGTATTTGTTCCAACGCTAGTTATATCACTTCCAAGCTCAGCAGAAGAAATCGCTCCGATATTCCTACGAGCTTGTTCTTGCTGGCCTGTGGTTAACTATTGAGAAAGGTATCCAACCGCATTAATATTGGCTAATGCTTTCCTTTTGTCATCATCGCTTAAAGTCGTTTGCGATTCTTTATAGCTAACAGCGCCAACTTGTGTCGCACCGACGTTCTTTAACTCCTCTTGAATTGCACTATTAAGTGCCTCAGCCGTTGCCGCGCCAGCAACAGCTTCTTCTAGTGCATTAAGTTTCTAAGCAGTTATTAGTTCGCCATCTTGCCATTTGTGCATATATTACCTCCTTACGCATTTTTTCTCAAATACGTGGTATTCTTATATTATAATATAAAAATGAGAAGAATATCTTCTCAATCGGTTTGTAGTATATATAATAAAAACTTACAGTGTTTTACGCATCATTGCCAAAAACTTGACTTTCTTATATTTTTTTGATATAATATAAATATCAAGAAAGGAGAAAAAAGCATGAACCATTTGCATATGTTTGAAGCAGCAAAAAATGCAAGTCAAGAAGCAGATTATACCGGAAGCAATAGTGTAAAATTGGGTTGTGTAATTGTATATAAAGGTACTATATTAGCAAAAGGTTGTAATTCTGATAAGACTCATCCTATGCAGGAACAGTATAATAAGTATAGATTTAAAAAAGAGGGCAAGAAATATTTGCCACCGAAGCGCCACGCAGAGCTGTGCGCGCTTAGTAAGGTAAAATATTTAGATATTGATTTTTCTTCTGCTCATATTTTTGTATATAGAGAATTTAAGGATGGAAGAAAAGCTATGGCGCGGCCCTGCCCTGCATGTATGCGCGCACTCGCGGAGAAAGGTATTAAAAAAATTCATTATACTACAACAGATGGTTATGCTTACGAGAAGTTAGACTAATGAATATAAAAGTAAAAATTACAAGAGATGAAAATGCTGATTTTTTTAATGTCAGCGTTGGTGATATTGTAGAATTAGATTTTGAAACTTATGTAGCAACTGTTGTTGCTTCCGAGATTGGAAATAGTGACTTAGAGGCTTGTAAGGCACAAGCAGTAGCTTCGCGCACTTTTGCTATGCGCTATATTGATGGAGTAATTTCTGATTCCTCTAAAAGCGCGCAAGCCTATCGCGCCATTAGACATGACACCAGTAAGTATCCTAACGCAGTAGCAGGGACGCGCATGACTGTTGGTGAAGTATTGCTATTTAAAAATAAACCTATTACCGCAGTTTTTTCATCTAATAATGGCGGCACAACTGTTTCATCGAAAGAAAGATGGGGTACTAATTATGCTTATTTAATCTCGCAGAAGGACGAATGGGATGATAGTACTAAAAGAACTGGCCATGGTGTAGGAATGAGTCAAAGGGGAATAAAGAATGCGGCGAAGCTTGGAGTAAAATATAAAGATATGCTAAATTTCTATTATCCAGGCACAACATTGGTTGGAAATTATGGTAAAGAGGAAGAGAAGGAAGATACTGTAAAGGTGCCTAAATTTCTACTGAATGAGCTTGTGCGAATTGTAAAAGAACTAGTACAGTAATATCACAATTCTGATAGAGTATATTTTATCAGGAGGCGATAAAATGGCAGACACGGATACAAGTTTTTATAAAGAGAATGAGTGGAAAGGCGGCCAAGTTATTACTGCAACCAGACTTAATAAAATGGTATAGGGCATAGAAAACGCAGTTCAAGAACCTTTTATTGGATTAGATGACAAAAATAACCCGCCGAAAGAAGGTTTAGTTCCTGTACCAACGAGAGACAACGATGAGGGAAAATTTTTAAGTGCGGGAGGCACTTGGGAAAAGGTTGAAACACCAAACGATAGGGTAAAAGTTGATGCGGCTGGGACGAATATTGAATATAAAATATTATTATAGAAGGATGAAAAAAATACCACTACATATACTGCTGTTAGTAGTGATAAAGTAAGTGTAACAGATGGTATTATTACAGCTGAAGGTTTTAGTGGTTCTGGCGCGCAGCTTACTAATTTAAAGGGGACTAATATTACAGAAGGAGAAATTAATGCTAACTATTTACCTAAATTAAATCAAATAGATAATTAGAGTACGCAAACATCAACAATAACTTAGGGCATCATAGCAGATATAGACACAAATCATTTAAGCGCAATAGATAATAAATTAAAAATAAAATTTTTAAAAGATGATTTTAAAGTAAGTGACGCTGACGTAGGGAAAGTTTTAATGGTGAATAATAAAGGATATGTCGCCCTCTCTTCTGTAAAATTCGCAAGTGCTGAGGCAGGTTTTTAATATGTATTACTTAGCAACTAAAAGTGAATTAACAAGTATTGCTGATGGGATTAGAGAGGTAACTGGTAAGAGTGGTAAAATTAATTATCCTTTTATTGAAGCAATAGATAATATTTAGACATTAGATTTAGATAGTTATGATACTTTAATTGGGTTTACATATAATAGTAGTATACCAACTGCTGGGAATGGTATGGAGAATTTACCAGAAAGTACTTATATTACTTTTATTAGTGACCCGTATGCTAGTGCCGGCGGGATGGATGCTTTTCCATTTGCTAATAAGGAGGAAATGATTCCTAGGTTTTCTTAGATAGCTGGTATAACTTTTAACGCGGCAAAATCTATTTATAGTGTTGGTTATACATATTCTCCATAGTAGTATGGTTATATTCGGATAGGAGAGAATCTTAAAGAGATAACCTTGCCGGTGTGTGAAACGATAGGGGAAGAAGCACTTTATAATATAAAAGCTTCATATCTTAATTTGTCAAAAATAAAAACAATACAAAGAGCTGGTATAACACGCGCTGGCAATTTAATTTCAATTTCATTGCCAGAATGTGAAGAAATAGGTTGGTATGGAATGGCATATTGCGGGAAAATAAGTTAGATTTTTTTGCCAAAATGTATTTCTTTAAATAGTGACACTTTTGCGAATTGTAGTAATCTATAGAGTATATCTTTGCCAGTTTGCAAGACAATTTCAGAGACAACATTTTATTTATGTAATAACTTATCTTTTATTAGTTTACCAATGTTAGAAAAAGTCCCATTAGAAGGCTTGGCTGATATGATGAATTTACACGGAGTTTATTTAGAAAAGTGTTCTGAAATAGATGAATGGGGTTTCTATGATCCAGATTATCCATCACGTTAGACAGATTAGCTTTCTGTCTATCTTAATACATCACGTATGGTAAATTTAGTTAATATAAACGCTTTTCCAGATAATACAACTATTTATGTTCCCGAAAGCTTATATAATGCTTATATTTCAGATACAAATTGGTCTCCTTTATTTAGTAAAATTATCCCTACAAAAAATTTTTGACCCCGAAAAAAATTATAATAAATCTATCGTAATGAAAATACTTATCTAATGGAGCAAGAAAATGAAATTACAAATTCTTATTCCGCAATATGACGAAACAGAAGAAGTAATTAAGCCTCTTCTTGATAGTATTGCTATTCAACAAAATGTCTCTATGGACGAAATAGGAGTTATTATATGTAATGATGGTAGCGATATAATTCTATCAGATACATTTTTAAATAACTATCCATATAAAATAGAATATTACAAAATGCCGCATCGGGGTGTTAGCGCAGCACGAAATACATGTTTAGATAAGGCGGTCGCAGATTATGTAATATTCTGTGACGCTGATGACATGTTTTACAATGTATGCGCTTTCTGGATTCTATTCAGAGAAATAGATGAAAATGGTGGCTTTGATAGCTTAGTATCTGTTTTTATTGAGGAATCCCGCAGACCCGATACAAAGAAAGTAGAATATGTAGCACATAATATGGATTCAACTTTTGTTCATGGTAAAGTACATAAGTTGGAATATTTAAAGAAATTTAATATACGTTTTAACGATAATCTAACTATCCATGAAGATAGTTATTTCAATATACTTTGTCAATCATTGTCTACTAATGTAAAATATTGTCCGACGCCTTTCTATTTATGGCGATGGCGTGATAATAGTGTATGTAGGCATGATAAGAAATATATTTTAAAAACATATAACAATATGCTAGACAGTAATGAAGCATTAGTTACTGAACTGCGGCAACGCGGTAAAGAAGATAAAGCTTTATTATATACCGTTATGATTATTTTTGATTCATACTATCTTATGAATATGCCAGAATGGTTAGACCAAGAGAATCAAGAATATCGTAACAGTACAGAAAAACGATTTAGTAGCTATTTTAAGAAAAATAAAAAAGCATGGGAAGAAATTCCTTTTACTGAGAAAATGGCCATTTCCAATAGCGTGCGGTCGCGCCATATCCAAGAGGGTATGCGCATGGAAGCCGTAACTATTGATGATTGGTTGAAACATATTGAAAATCTATAATGGAGTGAGGTAAATTGTGGTTATGCAATTTATTACTGGTGTTTATGAATAAGGAGATGAAAGACATGATGGCTATGCTATGGGCTCAGCAGATTATGCTAGGCAAAAAGACCTTCGCACAGGTTCCACGCCTACTCAAAGATAAGGTTCGTGAAATCCTAATTGACAGCGGTATGGAAGAGCTAATTGAAGAATGATAACTGCTGTTATAAAGACGGATTCAAATGCCGTAAGAGTGCATGAAGAACCAAATGTTACTAGCGCGGTATTGTTCGCAATACCGCGCGACAGTCTTGTAATTATAGAAGAATAGTTACAAAATTGGAGTAAAGTATTTTATAACGGTTATAGTGGTTATATTATAAATTAGTTTTTATAGTATCAAGAACCAGAATATGTTGAAATTTCAAAAACAAAATTATAGAATTTTTTAAAGGAGCTTTATGAAGTACTATAACGAAGAAGAAGAAGTAAATAATACTAATGAACAGAAAGATTTTCTGGAACCAATGGGATGTAAGTTTTGTTGGGATGATAAGAAGAATAAGGAAAAAGAACCTTTAATGTTCTTTGACCCAGCTAATAACTTGCGTATGAGTATTTATTGCCCTTGGTGCGGCAGAAAATATGGAGGCTAAATGTTGTACGATAATAATAACGGAAACAACCCAAACAATGGATGGGGTGGTATGCCTTAGATGGGTTACTGGGGTAATAACAGACTTCCGTAGTATGATATTGTAAGAGTAAATGGCGAGAATGGCGCAAATGCCTTTTAGATGGGGCCTAATAGCAAGATTTTACTATTAGATGAACATGAACCTATCGTGTGGCTCGTTCAAACAGATGGCGCAGGGTATAAAACAGTTAAACCATATAATGTTACTCCGCGTGAGGTAGCGCCGCCAGTTAATATAAATTCATTAGAAGAACGCATCGCAGCGTTAGAGGAGAAAATAAATGCCAAATCCAATAGTAGAGGATCTAATAAGGCCGCAAAGCGTCAGGCCACAGATGAGACCGCAGTAGCAGCAATCGTAGAATAATATGTCTATGGAAACTATAAAAAAGTTATATAAAATAGTTTCTAATAGTAATAATCCATCTGCTATGCTAGAAACAGTACTTTCATAGAATCCTTAGATATAGCAAATTGCTAAAATGATTTCTAATAATGGTCTAAACTATTAGCAAGTATTCCTACAACTTGCTAATAAATATGGCGTTGACCCTAATTAGATACTCCAAGATTTACAAAGTTAACTCTCGTTTTTTAAAACGGGAGTTTTTTTATATATAAGGAGGTTTTTCTTATGGATAATTTAACAGCTTCCGATGTGGCTCTACTCAATCGTGATGGCGTAGACGGGTGTGGTAGTATGATTTGGTTATTTGCTATTTTAGCTCTTATGGGCGGCGGCTTTGGCAATGGTTGGGGCAATGGCGCAGGCAATGCTAATGCTATCCAGGCTGACGTAAATCGCGGCTTTGATAATCAGAATCTACAAGCCTAGACTCGTGACATTCTTGCTGCTGTAACCAGCGGAACCGCGCAGAGTGTTGCCGCTTCTAATCAGGTTTACCATGATGTTGTTGGCTATGTTGGCGACAAATATATGGAGCTTCAACGTGATATCGCGGCCCTAGCGGTTGGACAGGCAAATGCCTTAGCAAACCAGAATCAATGTTGTTGCAGCATCCAGAGGTCTATCGACGGTGTAAATTACAATACCGCAATGCAGACCGCGCAGATTAACGCTAACACTACCGCGCAGGTACAGAAGCTTGCTGACCTAATTACTGGTAATCGTATGGATGATATGCAGAATCGTATCAATCATCTCGAATTACAGAATCAGCTCGCTGGTGTAATTCGTTATCCAAATGGCTTTACTTATAATGCCGGTAATAATCCATTCTGTGGATGTAATATGATGTAATATAAAAGAGCGTAATAAGTACGCCATAACATAAGGGGTGTATTTATACACCCCTCTTTTTTTATTGAGGAGTTTATTATGAAGATTATAGAAAAACTATCTGATAAAATTCAAAAAGAAATTGATTGTGCGGAAGAATACGCAAAATGCGCTTTAAATTATAAAGAAGCGCGGCCCGCCTTAGCAGAGACTTTTTATAAGATTGCTACGGAAAAGTTAGGGCATATGTCATTATTACATACCCAAGTTGTGGCCATTATAGAAGAATATAAGAAAACTAATGGTGAGCCACCAGAAGCTATGAAAACCCTTTATGAGATTCTTCATCGTCATCACATAGAACATGCGGCGATGGTGAAAGGAATGCTTAGTTTATATAAAGAAATGTAATTAGGAGGCATTAATATGTTACAGACTTATAGTACAAATATTGCTGTTGCTGCAAATGCGGCATGCCCTTTTAATAATACAATTGTAGACAAAGGTTGCTCAGAGAAGGTAACTGGTGCGGCGACAATACAGCTCAACCGTGCAGGAATATACCTTGTTGAGTGTGATGGTTATTGCGCACCAACTGCGGAAGGACTGGTAACATTCCAGCTTACCCGTAATGGTATTGCACAGCCACAGGCTATTTCTAGTTTTACTGGCACAGTGGGTACCACTGATACTTTCGGTTTTAAAACTTTTATTCAGTGTCCTAATAATAATACAAATTGTTGTTGTACTAGCCCAACTACATTACAGGTTGTAACTGGTGATGTTGCGGTTGAAGGGCTACATATTAATGTTTGCGTGACTAGAATTTGCTAATGGATGTTAGTGAATTATTTATTGAATTATTAGAACACTTATAGTAGGGAATAAATTTTCACGAACAAGCAACTAATTATTTTAGTTTTCTAACTCTTCGTGGCTATGAAAAATGTTAGGAATATCATTACTATGAAGAGATAAGGAATTATAGGAAATTGTATAATTATTATATAAATAATTATTGTAAATTATTAAGATTATCTTATCCAAGGTATAGTGATTTAATTGATTCTAGTTTGTATAAATACACACGAGAACAATTAGATACAAATACAATTAGAGTGGGCGCGCGCACGATTATGCGCGCCTGGGTAAAATGGGAAGATGATACTAAATTATTTCTAGAAACTAAATATAAATAGCTTGTTGATTTAAATGAAATTGCTGCGGCTTTGGAAGTTTCTAAACTGATAAAAGATGTCAGTAAAGAACTTCAACACGCAAAAGATAAAAAAATATAGTTAGAATTAACTGACTATGATATAGTAATGATTTAGGAGGAGCAGGTAGAATTGTATAGAGAATACAAAGATAAAATTGCCTGCATGAAATGATATGATTAGAATGGTACAACGTAGGCTAATCATACCGCGAGGCGATACTGGGTCTTTCTCTATTCCGCTTCTTACAGGTGTTGCCGCGGGTGATGTAGCTGTTTTTTCAATTTATGATACATTAACACATTCAACTGTTTTTGAAAAAGAAATTACATTAGATGGTACGGAAGAGCAACTGGTAATACCTTTCGTGCATCAGGATACTGTTAATTTATAGGCTAAAAAATATGTATGGGATATAAAGATATACAATAGTCCAGTAAGAGATGAAGATGGAATACTAATTGATGGAGCGGAAATCAATTCTTACTATGCTTCTTTCTCTTTACCAGTATGCGAGATAAAAGAGGTGGCTGAAAATGTACCTCGGTAGACGTGAGACGAGAGACCTATTATTAGAATATGATAGAAGTATATGTCCTCCAAGACCTCGTGCCGCGGGCCTGCCTATTGTATATCCTTGGGAGAATATATCTCTAACTATTTTTGCTAAACAACTCTATCAAATGGCCGCGAATAGCGGTTTTGATGGAGATGAATAGACTTTTATAAATAATTTTGGCGCTTTTCTTGGCGGCAGATAGATACTATATGCCAATTTTGCTGATTTTCCAGAGCAGGGTGAAAATGAAAAATTGTATTTTGCTTTGGATGAAAAAATTCTATATTATTGGTCTTAGGACGGGTACAAACCGGTCAAGACGACCCTTATTGATGACACAATTATATATAGCGGGGATGCGAGTGAATATTATAATGCCTGAAAAGATGGTATTTTAAATTAAACAGTTGAAAATGATACTGAAAAGACAGGGGGAGAACTATATTTTCAGTAGTTCTCCCCGTCTTTTCTTTTTATAGGAGGTGATAATGTGATTAATAATTCTGTGAAAGCAAGAATTTAGTTAAAAAAAGACACTGAGGCTCATTGGAATTTAGCTAGAAATTTTATACCTCTTGCGGGTGAGCCTATAATTTATGTAGCAGATGAAACTCATATTTCACCAAGAGTAAAGGTTGGAGATGGGGTGACTTATGTTACTGATTTACCTTTTATCGCGGCTGAATGTAATGAAAATAGATTTGTAAAAAGTAATACTACGGCATATTGGAATAGTTAGAGAGATTATATACCAGAGTAGAATACTATTGTAGTATACACGGACAAGGGGAAGATAGAGAAAGATGGTGAAGAAGTAAATATTGCGGGTATAAAAATTGGGGATGGCTCCGCATATTGTATTGATTTACCATTTGTTGGGGATGAATTACTAACGATGTTGGAAGAACATATCAATGATAATGATAGACACGTTAGTTTACAAGAGAAAACGTTTTGGAATAGTAAATTAAACTATGATGATGGTTTAATTGAAGAGAACGAGAATTTAATTTTTACAAGAAACTAAGAGGTGAAATATTATGGCAGATATTAGTCAAATTACATTGCCTTCTGGTAGTACATATTTTTTAAAAGACGCTGAAGCGAGAGGAGATATAAACACTATTAAAACTTTAATAGGAACGACAACTGGTGCAAAAGTCCTAGTTTTTAAAGGAATTTCTTCAACACCTTTAAGTGATGGTAATGCTGAGTCTCCTAAAGTTGGCAATACGCAAATTACTGATATGACAGTAGGTGACATTTATTTTTATGGTAATGCAGAATTTATTTGGGGAGAGAATCCTGAATATAATGCTGAAACGAATCCTTCTGTTCCTCAATACGTATGGCATGAACTAGGAAGATTAACTGGATTAGGCGGATTAGCTTATAAAAATAATGCTACTGCTTCTTACCAGCCAGCAGGTACAATAAGTAAACCTACTTTCTCTGGCTCTACTTTAACAATGAGTACTAGCTATACTCCTACGGGTAATGTTAGTGTTAGTGTAACAAGCAGCTCAAGTAAAAAATACGCAGTATCTAAAGTTACTAGTGGCGGTGGAACGTATCAACCTGAAGGTACAGTAAGCGCGCCGGCTTTCACAGGAACCTTAGCAACAATTTCTATGAGTACAAGTTATACTCCTGGTGGAACTGTTTCTTTTACAACTCAAAATAAAACATTGGGCATTAGTGCTACAACAAGTAGTAGCGGTAACTATCGACCAGCAGGAACAGTTTCCTCAGTAGGAATTACTGTTAGTGCGGCGGGCGCTACAACTTCTATAAACAATCCTACTGCAAAACAAGTGGCATCCGAAGTAACAACTGCTATACCTGGTGCCGAGTTGGCGAATAAAATTACTTATTGTACAGTTAATAATGAAACATTATCTTTATATCAAATTGGATATAACAAGATAGCTTCTATAACCACAACGTCAGTTGACGTAAAAACAGGCGATGCTACATATAAAATGGCTGGCGTACCGACTTTTAGTGGCACTACCGCGCAATTAGATGTTGATTCTTTTACTCTACCAATGAGCGCGTCATTTACTGGTACTGGTGCTACAATTTCTGCATCTACGCATTATACTCCTGCTGGTACTAATGGCACACCAACGTTTACTGGTACAACTGCACATTTAGCTACTGCTGATATTTCTATTCCAGATACTTTTGGAGGTACATTTACTGGTTTACCATCTACTATTACAGTTAGCGGCACACCTGCTGGTAGTGTTTCTCAGCCTATATTTACAGGTACAACAACAGATATTACTGTTAGTTAATAAGGAGGTTTTACTATGGCGGATAATGTCATATCTAAAATAAAGCTTCCTGATAACTAGGAATATATTTTAAAAGACTCAAATGCGGCGAGAAGTAATCATACCCATACAACGTCCTTAGCGGAAGACAGTACTGGTACTAGCTCGGTTTCTCTAAAAGCGGGGACAAAGTATAAATTAACTAGTGGTGAAACTTCTTATACATTCACAACTCCGGCTGATGCTAATGATAAAGTAACGCAAACCGCAACTACTACTAGTGCAAACTATGAAATTTTATTTAGTGGAACTGCGGATAATACAAATCATACTGAGGGCGTGCGGAAAACTAGTACTTTAACTTATAATCCAAATACTAAGGATTTAAGCACTGGCGGGAAGATAAATGGTTATACTCTCGCGGCGGCATCTGCAAGAAGCGTTGATAATGAAATTGGTAACGCAAGTACTTCAACAAACCTACCAACCTCTAAGGCTGTTGCCGCATTTGTAGAAGGAAAAGGATATGTCACCAGTAGCGGCGTCACTTAGGTTGGTACTGGTGCAGGATTAACTGGTGGCACAATTACTACTACTGGTACTATAAGTATTGCTACTGGCGGAGTAACTAATGATATGCTCGCTGGCTCTATTGCTAATGGCAAATTAGCTAATAGTTCTATAAGTATTGCTGGTACTTCTGTTAGTTTAGGTAGCACTTTGGCCGCGGAAACATTACGAACTAATTTAGGGTTATCTAATGCTTTACATTTTCGTGGCATAGCAACAGTTGCGATTACTGATGGCTCTACCACCAATCCAACCATTAGTGGATATGATTTCAGTAAGAAGGAAGCAGGAGATGTCATCATAGATAGTGTTTCTGCTTATGAATTTGTATGGACAGGAAGTAAATGGGAACGTCTTGGACCAGATGGAAGTTATAAATCTCTACAAGATGCTGTTACAAGCCCAGCAGCAAGTGGTAATAGTATTTCTTTTATAGATACTATCTCTTAGAATAATAATGGAGTAATTAATGCTACCAAAAAAACAATTCCGGATGCTAGTATTTCTACTGGTGGATTAATTACCAATATTCCATAGACATTTGGCGGCACAAAAACATTTAATGGTGGAGCACATTTTTATGGTTCAATAAATGGCTCTTCTCTTTTATATAGTGGTGGTGCTTATGATGGTGGACATAATACTATTATATTACATGGAGATAGTGCTGGAGTTAGTGGTATTGGTTTTACTTCTCAAAAAGCAACTGATAGTGCTACAATTACAAATATAAATAGTCCTAGTGATAGAGCATTTATTCAATACCACGCTTATGGAGTTACTCAAGCAGCAGAAGGTGCAGCTCCAACTTTAGCAACTAGTGGTGAAGCGGGAAGACTTGTAATTGGTGTTGGTAATGATGCAGGAGATAAAATTTTATTACAAGCTCCTAGTCATATTGATGTAATGCACACTATTGGAAATGCAAATTATGTTATTCCTGATACTGGTAATCAAACTGGTTCGGTTGGCAATGCTACTACACCTGTTTATGTTGAAGCTGGTATAATAAAAGCGGGAACAGCTTTAAAAGCTTTAGCTTATAAAGATAGTTTAACATATAGTGATGTCGGCGCGGCTGCCGTAAATCATACACATAGTACTTAGGATTTAGCTCGTCCGGTTGCTTTAAATGGTATTAATGATGTTACATATCAAAGCTTAGTAAATGATATAAGAGCTAATAGATTAGCTTTTTTACCTGCTGATTAGATTATTATTGAAAAAACCACAGATGGTGGCAATACTTGGACTGATGCCGAAATTTCAGATAGCGTAAAAGTTGGATTATTTAGTTAGACCAGGCATAGTGTTCAAATACCTTAGATTAATGGTGAAATAAATACTCTTTGTGGAATACGTATTACTATTACAGCAATGAAATATAATGTTCCTTCTGGAACCCCTGAAACTTAGAAATATAATTATTGGAATAGTAATTATGTTGTGACTACAGAAAGATATAATCAATTAAAAAATATGTATTTTTGGGTTTCTAGTGGTTATAACAGTATTGGAATTAAAGTAGAAAGAGCTACTGGTGGTAGTCCAAATAATTGGAATATTATTTTTGATAAAAGCGATTATGGTATGAGCGGATATTCTGGTAATGATATAATTAGTTTTAGTTAGGGTGTGTTTGGAGGAGGAACTAATCAAACCACTAATTATTGGAATTATCGTCTTACTTTTATGTCTCGTGGGCCTGGTGGTTCAACTACTTTAAATACAAATGCTATTACTTCTAAATAGAATATTTCAGAAATTCGTGGATATGGTGATACTTATTGGACGGCTGGTAATAATTTAGCTTCAATAGACCATTTATATAGTTGGGATTATGGTAAAAATGCTATATTCCCAGCTGATATAAGACCACAAGCAAATAATACTGCTTCTTTAGGTGCCTCTTCTTTAAAATGGGCTAATGTCTATGCCACAACTTTTACAGGCAATTTAACTGGTAATGCCACTAATGTAACCGGCACAGTAGCCATTGCTAATGGCGGCACTGGTAAAACTACTGCTTTAGATGCGGCAAACACTTTGTTATCTGGATTACCTACTTGGACTGCCGACCCAACAGATAATACTGTATTAATTAGAAGAGATACAGCAGGAAGTGAAACTTATGGTAAAGTTACATTTGCTACCGTTTGGAATTATATAAAAGGAAAAGCAGATAGCACTTATTTAAAGTTGACGGGTGGGACTATAACAGGTCGTTTAACAGCACCAGAAATTAATGCTACGCATCCAATGATTGTTTCTACTGGTAAAATTTATAGTAGCATTACTGGCAGTAATGCTTTAATACCGGCTAAAACTTCTATGCTGTTTTCAGATGGTATTGCAATTGCATCACCTGGTCTTACCGTAGCTAATGATGTTGGTTGGATTCGTATGTTAGGAGCAGATGAAAATACGGGTGTCTTAGAAATTGCTACTGGAGATGATGGTGGCACATCTACTGGAGAAAAAATTGTTGTGCGACAATATAATACTTCTAATACAATAGTAAAAGAAGCTGTTTTATTAGACAAATAGACAGGTGCAACCAGTTTCCCAGTAAGTGTTACTGCACCAAAGTTTATTGGAGCATTAACAGGACATGCGGATAGTGCGACAGTTGCTAATTACTTATATCCTTTTTCTGATGGTACTAATACATCAGGAACAACTGATATTTAGATTTTAACTACTATATAGGCTAATGATAATATTCCACGTAGTGTGCCTTTCGGCGTATCATTATCGCATGGTAATCAGTCAGTAGGGTTTGGATATTTTTATCCAAAGTCGAATTAGTACGGCGGATGGTACATAGCAAATTATAATGGGCCCTCCTATGCAGGCTTAAGTAATGGAACGTGGACCTCATATGCATTTTTAACAGATAAAAATTATACAAACTATACCGTCGCCAAAACTGCTGGCGTAACTGCAGTAACTTGGGATTCCACTAATAAAAAAATTACTAGAACAATCAACGGTACTGCTGCGGATGTGGTAGAATTTGAAGGCACTTCACCAATTACTGTTACTGGCGCAGCCAATAAGCTTACTATTGCTCATAACGGTAATAGTGGCTATAAACACATTCCTAGTGGCGGTTCTAGTGGACAATTCTTAGGTTGGGATTCTGATGGTACGGCAAAATGGGTAGCAAATCCAAATAGTGATACCAAAGTAACTCTCGCAGCAATAACTAGCGGCACCGCCTATTATCCAGTGGTTGGCACAGGGACTGGTAACGCTCAGAGACAAATTGATACCACTGGTTTTGCCTATAAAGGAACAAATGGCACGACCAGTGCTGTCGGGGCTGCGGAATTAACACTTGGTAATTCAACTGCTTCTGGTACAGCAAATAATAAACAAGGTAAACTTACTCTATATGGGTCAACTGCTTATACTCATACTTTACTGGGCGCGCCCACCTCAGCAAGAACTATTACTTTACCTGATGCAACTGGTACGGTAGAGTTAACCAACCACATTCACGGTAATCTTACTCATGATGGTAAAATTACGTCAACTACTACGATTGCAAATGGCGATAAGTTAGTTATAGTAGATAGTGATAGCAAAATTATAGGTAGTAGTATTACATTTGATGGTTCTACCACGACTAAGGCTCTAACACAAAAGGGAACTTGGGAAACTTTTAACAATTATAGTCATCCAACAGGAGACGGAAACTTACACGTTCCTGCAACAGGTACTACTCATAATGGTTAGGTATTAAAAGCAGGTAGTACAGCAGGTAGTATAAGTTGGGGGACCTTAAGTGCTTCGGATGTTGGAGCATTAGCAGTAGGAGGAAATGCTGTATCTGCTACAACTGCTACTAACCTCTCTGCCGCGCCAACTATTACCGCAACTGGAACTGCAACGGTTAACTTGGCAGCAAATACAGCTTATACTTTAACTGTCGGCGGCAAATCTGTTGTTTTTAAAACTCCTAGTGATGCAAATACGAACACTCTCGTTAATTATACTCTGGGTGAAACCACAAAGGCTTACCTTATGGCTTCATAGAATGCTCCTACTACAACTACAACTGCGCGCGCAGCTCATGGTGATACAGGAGTTTATTTAACCGCTACCGCCGGTGAATTTAGCGCAGTTCGACATTCCTATAACGTTGCTGGTGCAGAACGTGCTTATACTCATTACAATATGACCGACCAATCCATAGATTTCGTATTCGTATAAGAAGGTGAGAGATAAATGTATTCATTATATCTATTAGATGGAACTATTATTGATAATTTACAAAAAGTTGGTAATAATGCTTTTGAACAATAGGGATGTAATTATGAAGCATATAGGTAGCTAAATGATAGAAATTTATCTCTCGCCCTTCTTTGCGAAGGGAAGATATTACGAGAGGTTTATATAGATTATGCGAGACTAAATTTTTATTGTGATGGTACTACAAGATTTAAAATTGCGCCCGCAGCATAGGTGTATAGGATACCTAATAGTGAGATAAGAAAGAGGAGGAAGCGGAATGGCGTTAAGAGTTTGGCTGCCTCTTGATGGGGATTTGAGGAATTTAGGTGCGAGTGATATTGAAGTTGCTAATAATGGAGCGACAATTGATAATGCGGGAAAGATTGGGAAATGTTATTATTTCGATGGAAATATGCATTATTTACAACTATCAAAATCTGTTGGTGATTTATATTCGGGAGATTTTAGTTGGGCGGTATGGTTAAAGCCTACAGATTCTACGAGAAGCATTATTTCTTCTGAGTATTCATCCGCTGGTTCTAGTAATGTAGCTTTTGAATTAACAGCTTCTCGTGGCGTAAGAATATATTGGAATGGTAGCCCAGATATTTATCCGGCTAATTCGACATTACCAATAAATACTTGGACACATGTGGCAGTTACAAAAACTACAGGAACTATTAAAACATATCTAAACGGGCAGTTAACAAATACATATACTGGCACGTTGTCAGATAGACCATCAACTAGTAAAATTAGAATTGGTGATGATTATCGCGGTGGCACTTCTGTAAGTTATATGGGTTATATGAATGATTGGAGATTATATGACCACTGTCTCTCTGCCGCGGAAGTAAGGGAAATTAGTCAGGGATTGGTGTTGCATTATAAGTTGGATGATGCTCCAATTTTATGTAAAACTAATTTAACAAGTTGGACAAAAGAAAGTGGTGTAACCTCAACAGCACAAGATGATGGTAGCGTTAAAATAGATTGCACAGCCAAAACTTCTTCTCGTTGGGGGATTTATTGTGATATACAAAATGTATTACCTAATACTCCATATACTTTTAGTGTAGAATGTAAAACTGCGAATAGTGCAAAACCATTCCAATTAAGCGTTGGATGTAATCCACCTCCAAGCGGCAGTTTATTTGGAACAAATAGAGCCACTATGAATAGTACTAGCGGATTTACTACTTATACCGCAACAGTTACTACAACTGCGACAACTACATATATACGTTTTTATTTAGCTTGTAATTGTAGCACTACTACACCAGAATATCAATATGCATTTGTTAAAAATGTAAAAATGACAATAGGAACTAGTTTATAGACTACTATATAGGATAGTAGTGGTTATAATCATAATGGTACTATTAATGGTACTATTATAATAGAAAACAATTCCCCACGATACAATAATTGTATCAAATTTACTGATGGCAGTTATATTGAACATTAGCCACCACAAAATATGTATCAGGCGACTTATTCTTTCTGGGTAAAGGCAGATTCATATACAAATTATGGTGCAATATATATGCCAAAAGGATCACCAAGTAATAGTAAAGCACCATGGTTATCAGTAAATACAGAAAGCGCTAAAACGTGGGCTTATTTTGGTTCTAATTCGCCTAATTATACTAAAGGTGCAAGTGGTTCAATTTCTACTAATGCATGGCATCATTGTGCATATGTTTGGGATAATGGTGTTGCGCGATGGTACTTAGATGGAGAGCCATGTGGGAATAGTGTAACTTATACAACACAAACATATATAGCTAATTCTAGTACTTGTACTATTGGAGACAGTTATACGGGTAGCTATTGGAATGGAACGCCATTTACTGGTTATCTAAGTGACTTCCGTATCTATTGTACCCCATTACTTGACACCGATATAAAATAGTTGTATAATGTAGGTATGAAGGTGGATAATTTGGGGGGAGTGCATTCATTTGAGTTAAGTGAACGAGTAGATAATCAAATTTTAGATAGCAATTTAAATAAAGATAGTAATATAACTTCATTTATATATGATAAAGCTACAAATACCCATACAATAACATTATCCAGTATTGATAGTACTTGGGGATTTGGTATTACTCTTGGTACTATTCATAAATTATATATTCCTTGGAATAGTAGTTATCGTCTTACTATGGAAGTATTTTCTAGTACTGCGGGAACTTTTGTTATAGATTATAATAATTATGCTGATGATATGACTGATATGAGCGGTAATGATAATGATGACGTAAATAATAGATTAGCTGGTACAGTAACTATTCCAGCAAACACATGGACTAGAATAACATTTGGAGCAACTAATAATAATACTGTTAAAAATCCTCATCAATTACCTTTATATGATTGCTCTCATTTCGGTATGAGAAATCAAAATACTAATACTTCACTTACATATCAAATTAGAAATGTACAATGGTATTTAGTTGATAATACTCATAATATAGAAAAAAATGGTATTTTAAATGGAAATCATTTTAATGAGACTTCATTAGCAACCCAAGCTTCAATTCGTAATAAAGAAAAAAGTATTGAAGCAACAGAATTTATAGAAATGTAAAGGAGGTTCGTTATGGCGTTACTTAAAGATACAACAATCTCCGGTAGCCTACGGGCAACCGATACAATATATACAAATAAAATTCAAACTTCAATTATAGGCGCGCCAACCTCATCCAATGGCGCGACCTTTGGAGTTGGCACTAATGGATAGGTACTAAAATCAAATGGCACAAGCGTGTATTGGTCATCTGATTCTGCTGGTGTAACCAGTGTACGAGTATAGGCAACGTCGCCAGTAACATCCAGTACAAATACCGCACAAACTGGTTCATTAGATACAACAATTGCATTACTAGACGGCTATGGTGATAAAAAAAATCCATATGCTAGCAAGACAAAAAATACCGTGCTCGCGGCACCGGCAACCGCGGACGGCGTGCCGCTCTTTCGCGCACTTGTAGAAAATGACATACCAACAATAAGCGCGGCAAAAGCCAGTTTAGGCAATGTAAGTAATAATGCTAATCTAAATGGTGCGACTGGCGCAAAGGGTGATATTATATATTGGAGTGCTGCGAATACACCAGCACATTTAACGAATACTAGTTCTACTACAAAACACTTCCTATCTATTACCAGCTAGGTGCCAGCTTGGTCAACTGTTACCAAGGGTGATGTAGGGTTAGGTAATGTTGAAAATACTGCCCTTAGTACTTGGACTGGTAGTAATAAAATAACAACCGTTGGTACAATAGGTACTGGTACTTGGCAAGGCACCGCTATTGGAGCGACTTATGTTGGGAACTTACCTGCCAGTAAAATTAATAGTGGGACATTTGACGCGGCGAGAATACCAACTTTATCTATCACAGATAAAACTACTGGTACTTTAACTGTCGATCGGGGTGGTACAGGCGTTACAACAGCAAGCCCGCATTGTGTATTTGCTGGCCCGAAAACCGGAACTGCCGCGGCCGCGCCTACTTGGAGAAATATAGACAGCACGGATATTAAACCAATATTATCTAAAACATATGAAAATTATACAGTAACTGCAAATGATGGCAATGCAGGTGTAATCTATTTTGCTACTGTTACTCCTGCAAATACTAGTAATTATTTTGCTCCTTGGTGGATACATTATACACTAGAGGTAACAACTACTGAAAATTAGACTCAAGGATTCTATGATGTTTATTGGGGACAAGCCGGTACAACTATAACTTATCATATATTTAATAATTTTTATAGTGGTACTTATTATCCAATATACCATCATAGAGTATTGTATCCTAAAGACGGACAACAAAGTAAAGGAGCTCATTTAGGTGTTAGAATTTAGAGCGCTAGAAACCCCACTACTTTAGCACGTACTTATAAAGTTAATATTCTAGAATATGGTGGATGTACGGTTGCTTTTAAAGACTCACTAACTACTTATTAGAGTCTATATAATTCAACATATTATAATTCTGGAGAATATACTGGAACAAGTCCTGGTTTACAAGAAACAGGTGACAATGATACGACTGGTAGAGATTATTCTCACGGTGGTTATTTAACAAATGGTTCTACCTTGAGATTACCGCCTATTTCTTTATATGGATTGGATAGAGAAAATAAAGCACAAGCTTTTTCATTATATTCAGCGGACTATACAGGTAGTACTACAAGTATAAATACTGCTCGTGTATATAATACGGCAGGTATAGATTGGACTCGTGGCATCTGGTATTCAAATAGTTGGACTAATTTTGCTAAGAGTGCTGATTTAAATATTTCGCCCTCCTTTATGTATTATGCGGTTGATTTTCGTTATACTGATAACTGTATAGCCGCCGCATCTGCAACCACACTAGGATTAGTTGCTAGAAAACCGGTATTTTTCCGTGGTTATATAAAAGAAGATGGATTATTTTATTTAGATCCTCTTTCTGTTACATATAATAATGCAACTTATAAGCGAGCTTGGACACAAGACATACCAACTAGTAAAACATATAATGGTATTTATTAGCATGTTTATTGGAAAATTGGCGATGTTTATTATAATGGTAGTTATGCAGGCAGCGGTTATCAAGTTAACTTATTAGTAGAAAATAAATTATATTGGTACAATAATAATAGATTTGAGGAATATGGTGGCGATGCTAACACTGTAAACGGCCATACAATCAATGCCGATGTCCCAAGCGGTGCCAAATTCACTGACACCACCTACACCGCCGCCACCGCTGCCCCTGGCAAGGTCGCGTCTGCTTCCGCGCAGGGCACCTCTACAAACTACGCCCGTCAGGATCATACGCACGGTATTGACGTAGGAACTGGCGATAGCAATGGTCAGGTAAAGATCGCGGGGCAGAACGCCAGCGTTAAAGGTCTTGCAGCTCTGGCGTATAAGGCGAGTCTAACAGAATCGGATATACCGGAACTTAATGCATCAAAGATTACGGCTGGCACGCTCCCTGTTTCCCGTGGTGGTACCGGCGCGACCTCGTTTACGGCTAACAGCGTCATCATGTCCGGTAGCACTACAACCGCGGCATTGACTACAAGAGCAATTACTGATAATAGTAGTAATGCCGATGTTACTTCTTCTGATACCAATCTTATCACTGGTAGAACACTTTATTATCAATTGGCTAAGAAAGGATATTTAACTGGTCATTAGACAATAAAGCAAGATAGTGTAACAGGCGCGACAGCTAATAGATATGCAACTTGCGCTATTGCCGCAGGCACAGCCGCAAAAACAGCGTCTATTACATCTGGTACTTTTACACTAGAAACAGGCGCAACCGTAAGAGTAAAATTCACATATTCAAATACTGCTACCAATCCAACTTTAAATATTAATAGTACAGGAGCTAAACCAATCTATAAATTCGGAACTACAAGGCCAGGAGCTACGCCAGAGGATTCTTGGGATGCTGGTGAGGTTGTTACTTTTGTATATGATGGCGCAGGGTGGTAGATGAGTTCTAATCCTATAATGGGATTGACTACTGCACAAGAAGATGCTTTGTTAGCATTGATTACATAAGGTGATATATATGGCTAATTTTGTAAGTAATAAAGATGCTACCTCTATTATATAGAGCTTAGATGATAATATGGTTAAAAGTATAAGTATTTATTATGATATTCCTAACGGCTCTTCATATGAGCCAGCCTCTCATTCAATAGAACGGCGGATTGCAGATAATAAAGCTTATTTTGAATTAACTGATTTTTTCTTAAATCATTCTACAATGGATATATTATGGTAGAATGCCGCGCCATTTTCAACCTTTACAGCTTAGACTGTAAATATAGGAAAAGCTTGGAAATATAATATGATATATGTTATAGAGCGTCCTATTAAGTTTGGGGATGCTGATTCTTTAGAAGAAACGCTTAATAGTTCCTATGGAAGTTTTTGCATTCCAATAAATACTGGGATAACGACAATTACTGATCCACATACTAATACTACATATACAAATGAAAATGGTTTATTTATGAATACTTCTATTCAAATAAGTACTTATGATAGAACAGCGAGAACACTTTCTACTAGTGGTAAAATATTTGCTAGACATTGCCATATTTACGTAGATGATTTAGCAAATAAAGTTTCTAATGTACGAATGTGGTTCGAGAGTGGGCATGAGAGCGGCTCTTTTAACGATGAATATTGTATTCCATTATACGTTCTAGGAATAAACAGTCCAGCAAAAGGATATTCTGCTATATAACGATAAGGATGATAAATATGAGTAATTTTGTAACAAATCAATAGTTTACTAATATAATAAATGAATTACGAACGTCACGTATCTGTAAAATCAATAATGAATTATCACCAGCTTTTTCTGTTCACGGGATGACACTTGTTCCTTTATGGGCAAATGGGGATTTAAATGCATGTCAAGCACCATATAAAGATGTTTATCCAACCTCATCCTTCCCAGAATAGACTTTAGAATTACTTTCACCAATTAGTTTTTCCGGCGTTAAAAATCGTTGCTTAATTGGACTCTATATTACATGTTGCATACAGGCGGGCGCGAATGGCAAAGGAAGACATTAGGCATCTTCTGTTTTTGTTCCTAATTCATTTAACGGTAATAATTCAACGCTTAAACCGTGGTCAGAAGAAGATTTCACTGTATGGGGAACCGGAAATACAGGTACTACTGGCGTTTTTTGTTTAAGGCGCTTTCATTTAACAAATTCTAATAGTAATAAAATATAGCTATATATTGGTCCTGGCTATATAGCAACCAAAGGAGCTGTTTCTGAGGATACCGGCTCATCTAGTACTACATTAGGTACTTATGAAGTAAATACCGTATTAGTGCCGCTCGTAATTCAAGGCGTATTAATCAGTATTTAACGAGGTGATAATTATTAGTAATAATTTTTTAACATATAGTAATATGTAGAAAATATTCAATAAAGTAAAAAACTATTGGCCTCATACTTTTAAAACTCATGGAGTAGAAGAATATAGTGAAATTGCTTTTTCTCCAAAATTATTGCTAGACTTAGATGATTATGATACCCTCTGGACTAACGCTGCGCCAACTTCTTCCTTTGCTGCACAGACTATAACTAATATCCCTTGGGAAAATTATGATTACGTTATTGTATTTTGGGTTATTAATACCGATCACCATGATAATTACTCTTCTACAATCATGATGCCACAGTTTGCCGCAAAATGGGGAATGAGAGGTTTCGGACGTGGCCTTGGACAAGGCCAAGCAGGGAGTAGAGATGCAACTTTTTTTGAACATGGCATCTATTTTAGCTCAGGTTTCGCCAATAGCACTAGCGCTAATAATAAAGTTTGTGTTCCTATTGAAATAACTGGAGTAAGACAACAAGGTTATACTCATAATCGTTTTACTAAATATAATTATAACCAAATTCCACTATGTAATTGTGTCCCAGATTAGAATACTACCAATGGCGGCATCTTATGGCCCAACTATCCAAATCCAACTTCTGTACAAACAATTTTAAGTTCTGCTGAGGATACTAATTCATTATGGGAAATTAGATATAATCATACAGCAGGAAAGCCTTCAACCTTAGTTTACGAACCATATAATGTATCAGATAGCAAAATTAATATAGTTCCAGGAGCGAGTGCACTAACAGTGATTCCTCCAAAGGCTTCAAACACTGTTATTTGGTTAATCTCTAAAAATACTATTAACATACCGGCCTATGAAACTTAGTTATGCTTACGCTATGATGTAAAGACATGGACGGGAGCTTGGATGGGATTGGCAGATGCAGATCATCTTCCTGTAAATGGAGGATAGGTAGCGAATGCTACTACGTTAAATTCTCCATGTGCAAACTATTCTGTTCCAATTTGCAATTCAAGTGAAACTCAAAGATTGGGAGAGCAGCGTTTGGATATTTCAAGTGTTAGTGGAAATTACTATGTTATTTTTTGTGTTGTAGGATCTTCTAATTATCGTACATGGCTTAGAATCCATGAATTATATATGATTTAAGAGGTGCAATATGTTTGCTTTAAATTTAAATGAAGATAATAGAGTATTATCTGTAACCTATCCTCAGTACGCCCCAGAAAATGCTCCACAGGTAGAAACTCTTCCAGAAGGAGACGTATATGATTACTTATATGTAAATGGTGAATTTGTTTATGACCCGCTACCTGTGGAGCCGCAACCAGAACCAGTAGATGAAATGGCGCAGATGAAAGAATAGATTCAATCACTTACTGAATCTAACCAAATGCTTACAGATTGTATTCTTGAAATGAGTGAATTACTTTATCAGTAAGAGGTAATATTATGATAGTAGAAGAATATTTTTCTGACTTTGTTCGTAGATACTCCGATATTGGAGTTATGATAAAACAAAAACAAACCAATAATATCTATTCAGAAGCAATAGATTATAAAAATAGCGGCTATACCTATGAAGAAACTACTATGCCAGTAAGCGACGCTACTTACTTAGAAAAGTTTTCTGTCGCAGAAAAAATTAGTAGTTTAGAGTTACAATTACAAGAACTAATGGAAACTAATAATATGCTAACAGAGTGCTTGTTAGATATGAGTGGAACGGTGTATGAATAAGCGCTTGCGCGCTTATTCATATTTTTTATATAGGTGGTGATTATATTGGAAGAAGAATTATATTTTGTGGATAGTGAAGATTTACAACGCTTAAAAGATAGTATTAAGAGAAAGACGTATAATGGTAATGATATTAGTATGCATTTCGTTAATACTTATTCCACCAGCGAATCGACTATTACAGGATTTATAGATGAAATCGCAAAAATAGAAAAATGGCCTTATGCAGGAACAGACATGGCGATGATGGGGTTTAAAAGCGTTACTGACGAAGGGGTACGAGGAAATGTTGATTTAAGTAGGTTAAATTATATTATTAGACAAGCAAATGCTACAAGACAAGTTACTTTTTTATATACAAAAAATAATCCTGTATTTCCCGATTGGCCGCGGGTAAGTGTGTCACTTAATGTTTCTCCATATTTAAAAACGCTTATCGCGCCAGAAACAACAACAATATGGGCAGATTTTGACTCTCTTAATATGTCCTTAATTGACTTGCCAAAAGTAGAATTTGTTGGAGAAAGCGCTTTTGGGGCTAGTACTTATAATCTTAGCGATCCAAGGATACCTATGGTAGATAAATTATTTTTATCTGGATGCACAGCAATTGCCCATAATGCTTTTTATGGTATGACTATAAATCAAATAGAAGTTCCCTTAGTAAGTTCTATTGGCTCATATGCTTTTTATGCCGTAAAAGGCTTATCATCTATAACACTTCCAGAAGTCACAGTAATTCCAGAAAACTGCTTTGCATATGCTTATAATTTACAGACAGTAATATTACCTAAATGTCAAACTATAGAAAGATTTGCCTTTACATTGTGTAGCGCGCTAACATCTATATATCTTGGAGCATCATCAGTTGCATCTATTAATTGTAACGATTAGGATATAGATATTTTTACTTAGTGTACTATATACGTTCCTTCTACCCTTCTTCCAAATTACTAGGAAGCCTATGCATCTTTCCCATTTAGTAACAAATTTCAACCAATAGTAGGTGATATAATATGATTCCAGTATCCGATTTATATAAATATTGTAAACAAATGCTCGCAGAGCAATGGGGCTATATTTGGGGTACGGCAGGCGTAAAATGGACCGCCGCGCTTCAAAACTCTACAACAAATGACATGGCACAAAAGTATGGCAAGAAATGGATAGGTCATACCGTTGCCGACTGTTCCGGCGTAATGGTTTATATATGGAAACAACATGGCCTATCCATATACCATGGCTCTAATACTATCGCGCGCAAGTATGTTGGCGCGCTTACGAAGACCCCGCAACCAGGTTACGCAGCTTTTAAGTGGAGAAGTACCGATACCGATAAGTACCCAGATGGTAAAGGCGATTATTACCACATAGGCATTGTAGCTGAAGATGGAAGAACTGTATATGAAGCAAAAAGTACGCAAGTAGGATTTACTACAAGTGACACAACTAAATGGCAATACTTTGCTCCATTTAAGGACGTCGGTTACAGCGTAACCAGCCCGAAGGAACCAATTGGTGTAGGTTATGTAAATATTACGAGTGGTAGTCTTAATATGCGCGAGGAGCCTAACGCGAACGCACGCATCATAGGAACATTAAAAAAAGATTAGGAAGTAAAAATAATTGATAGTGAAGCTAATGGATGGTATTACATATAGGTAGGCGCGCAAGAAGGATATGTTTCTGCGAAGTATATCAAATTAGAAGAAAAAACCACAACCGCGCCCGCACCTCAATCTATGACATACTATGGCGTTTTTATTCCTTGCGAAAATGAAGGCGAAATAAAGACTTTACAGCAAAAATATCCTACCGCTGTACCAATTATGTATCCTTCAACTAATGGCGAAGATGGATAAGAAAATGAACTAAAAACATCCCAATTAAAATACATATTTATTATAAAAGGTATAGCGCTTCACTATACGAATGGGAGGTTATGAAAATGAATATAATGACTAAAAGAGGTCAGCAAGATAATATTGTTACATATGAACACATATGTGATACTACGGCTGATTTAAACAACATAGATGATGCTTACATTACACTGGGCTCTGTTGCTATTGTATTAACAGGAGCTTCTGGTGGATTAGAAGTATATATGGCTAACAGCTCAAAGCAATGGGTCAATTTAGCAACTGGAACGGCTAACCCATAAGGAGGCGAACTTATGGATATAATTGATGTTCTTGTAGCAAAAATTCTATCACCGCAAGGATAGGTAGAATCTTATGCTGCTTTGGCGCAAGAAGCAGTAACAAAAGCTAATACAGCGGTAAATAATATCAATACGATAACAGAGCAAACCAATTCCAACAACGCTCTCTCCGAAGAAACATTAGCAAATGCTAATTCTGCAATAGAAGCCGCGCAAGCCGCCATTTCTGCGATAGAAGAGAGCGGCAGCACCTTAGATGTTGCGGCAGTAGATGATGAAGTTAAAAAACTTACATTAACACTTTCTTCTGTAAATAACTCAAACAACATTGCCCGTGAGATTAAAGTAAAATATCCCGATAATTCTACAAGGACACTTTCTAACGTAGTAAAATATTACACAGGTACTGGCAATAATGAAGATGGTACAATGACACAGAAAGCCATTACCGCGGCATTAAGTAACGCAGGTAGCGGTAGTGGAAGTGGTAGTTCTATTCATATCGGTACTGGTAATGCGGGTGAGTTTACAATTATAGATGAGAATGGTAACATTGTCGCAAGTGGTATTTCCGCAGATGAAATGATGATTTCTTTAATGAAAACTGGCAACTTTACTTTTGCTAATACAGTTGGTCTACAAATAGACTACTTAAATAGTACCGTAACACGTACACAAGAGGCCGCAAATTATACTATGGGTAATGACTTTAATAAATATCCTATGTATGGCGGGCGCGCCCGCTGTAATGTTGCAGATGACGGCACTATTACTGCATTCTATGGCGATGAAGATTTCGCAGAGGATGGGAGTAATGGGCAAGTAATGGTATACCAGCCAAAATTCTATTATAGCAGAATACCAATCGCAGTAGAGAACAACGCGATTTAGAAAGAACTAATCATTCTTTCTCCATCCGCACATCCTGGATTTAAATTACATCCTGCTTTTAAGAATGAAAACGGCGAGGAAGTAGATTATATTCTTTATTCTGCCTATGAAGGAAGCACTTACGATGTATCAGAAGGTAGTTATAACTTAACAGATAATGCTAATGTTGATTTTAATTCTGATAAATTAGCTTCTATCTCAGGAGCAAAACCTATCGCTAGTGCAAATAAAAATATAACATTAGAAAATGCAGAGAAACTTGCTGCCAATAGAGGTAGTGGATGGCATCTTTCTACGTTACTAACCGAAAGCGCTAATCAATTCTTACAGTTAGTAGAATATGGTACAGCGAACTCTTAGGAAGCGGTTGAAGCCGGTATCGTTGATATTCAAGATACTGCTAATAAAAATTGCGCTTCAATAACTGGCTCCACGTCTACCATAGGCAATTATACTGGTGCCGCCGCGCAAACAATGAATGAGAAAGATGGTGTTTATAACACCTATACAGTTGCAGGACGGCGCGCGATTAGCTATCGTGGTATTGAAAATCCTTGGGGTAATACTTGGAAATATCTTAGCGGCGCGGTTGTTAAAGGTAGCGGCGCGGCCAATGGCGGTACACTTTACTTAGAGAAAGATGGTAATGAAATAAATACTGGTATTGTTTTACCAAATACAATAGGTTATCAGTCAGCTTTTGGATATTCATTTAGTTTTGATTATCTATTTATTCCAGTAGCCAGTGAAGGTAACGATAAAACACCCATTGGTGATAAAGCTTGGATTAAGGAAAATATAAATGAAACTCGCGCGCTTGCTTATGGTGGTAGTTGGATGTCATCTACTAACAGTGGTATGTTCTGCTATGCTTTTGACCAAAGGCTTGATGCGGGCGCGCGCACCTTAAATGCACGTTTAACCTATACTCCATAGGTAAATAGTATCTATCAAAATAATATCCTAAAATGGAAAAACTATATGGGGGTGTAAGAGTATGAAAGACTATGGACGAGTAAGAAGTAATCGTCGCCCAGAGGCAGTAGAGATGACTCGTGATATGGTTTTTGTATCTTCTAATATCACTCCATATACTGATACTCTGGATGATAGAGAAGACAGCGGCTTTGAGTATAACTATGTAAGTTATACCAAAGACGAATATATTGAAAAAATTACAAAAGAAAATTCTGATAATATAGATATGCTTCTTGGCTGTGTATTAGAAATGAGTGAAATTGTATATTAGTAATATTTGACTTTTTTAAAAAACTATTGTATAATATATATATCAAGAGAAGAGGAACTCTTGATATATAATGCGGGGAAGGAACCGCAATAAAGACAATAGGAGGTCTGATTATTATGAAATATTATTCTGATGTAACTAAGCAACTATATGAAACACCCGAAGCTCTTACTAAGGCGGAGCAGGCAGTAAAGGAAGCCGAAGAGCAGAAACGTGTAGAGCAGGAGAAGCTTACAAATGCTCGGAAGGAGCACGCCGCCAAAGTAGATGCCGCGAGAAAGAAGATGGTTGAGGCACAGCAGGAATATAGAAATGTTCTAGAAGATTTCTGTAAGAAGTATGGAACATACCACACATCCGTCAACCTTGGGGAAATTCCTACCTTATTTGAACATTTTTTTGATTTATTTTAATTGGCCTGGGGTGAGCCTTATCACCCCAGCCTCTTTTGAATGGAGTAAAATATGACTACTAGCACGACAAATGGAACCATAACTACTAATAATCTTAACTGCTGTATAAATAGTAATTCATCTGCATGGTGGTCAACAGCCCCATTTTCGGATAGTATTACGACGACAGCTTATCCTTGGAATTATCAAACAAAAGAACTGGATGACTATATAAAAAACGCGTTAAGTGATGCTATTAAACAGTCATCAAATGATAAAAATAAAGAGAACAAGAAGGAAGAAAAGAAAATGAATATTATTAACCTACCGAAGTTTGGCCCCATCACAGATGATTCTGTACGTTTCAGTCCTTATGGTCTTGCCGCGAAGAATAAGGATGGCGAATATGTAACTTTCAATCAGGATACAAATAGTATTGAAAGCGTTGATGTATTTGCCATTAAGGGTAATTTTGTCTATTCTATGCCAGTCGCGCTAAAAGATGTAATGATTGGTGATATGATTCGTCATCAGAAGAATTATTGTTTTGTAATTGATGGCGATGAAACTACTCTTACTGTAATTGACTTAGTAACGAACGAGCAGAGAATGATTTATCCAACACAGTCACCTTTCGGATTTAATTATGTAGAAAAAATTACATCTCTAATCAATATGAAGGCAGATAAGGACAATCCCTTTGGCGACATTGGTATGGCAATGATGATGGCTAATGGTGATAACAAAGACATTCTTCCATTCCTCCTCATGAATAAGGGCAAGGATATTGACCCAATGCTTCTAATGTTGCTTAATAAGTGAGTTTAACTCACTTTACGCGGGCTTAGTGCAATGGTAGCACGGCAGTCTCCAAAACTGCTTATAGATGTTCGAATCGTCTAGCTCGTGCCAAAGGTTCTCCTATTTGAACCAGTACGCGTCAAATAAATAATAGGCAGTCCAGCAGGCTACTGAGGGTAAGCCGCCAGGGGTACTATTACTTCTGTGAGTTATGTCCGGAATAACATAATAGTCGGTACCTGAGAGTATCGTCACCGATACGTTGGGCCTCTCAGCGAGTGTCAATCAGCTCGCACGAAGTGGTCGTTTAGTAGGTACGTGAACTTACTTGGTAGGCATAGCCACATAGTATGCCTTTGAGTCACGCGCGGGCCTAAGTACAATATGCGCGTATTAGCCATACAGTTTGTCTTTTGATGAACGTATGGCTTTTATTTTTTATAATTCTTGACTTTTTTAAGAAAATAGTATATAATATATATACAAGGTAAGGAAAGGAGAAAAAAATGAATATTAGTCGTAATACAGTTAGGAAGTTCGATGAACTATATAAAGAATTGATTTCTATTAGGGACGAAGCTAATTCCCTTGCTAGTGAGGATGGTTATTGGCTTGGCGGGCTATGCGCGACCATGCTAATGAATTTCGAGGATGCATTAGCAGATATTCATGATGAAACATGGATGCCGAGTGACCTATTCTAATATTTGATTTATTTCAAAATTTCTGTTATAATATATATACAGTAAGGAAAGGAGTAAAAAAATATGAAGATTGAAAAAGCTTTTCGTCCAGGTTGGAAGTATGGCCGCAATCGGAAGAAGCATCAGAGTACTTTGAATAAGGCAGTTCGTATGGTAAATCAGAATGTTGCTAATGATAACCTTTGGCGGGGCCGCTTTGTTGTGGAACAAACTTTTTCCAGCTTCTATCAGTATGACGGAGAATCCGCTTATGAACTGTACGTTGTATTGCGGTTCCGTGATAAGAAAAATGGCGTGACTTGGGAAGTCGGTGATACTGCGAATTCCTTTGTAGCATTCAGTGGTGGTAAGCTTTTCTATTTGATGAATAAGTTCATTACTGAAATCGACGACGTATGGCAGACGGAAGGCCGCGCTGCACTTTACTCTGACCTTACCGATTATACGAAAATTAAGTAATATAAAAACTTGATTTTTCTTAAAAAATTTGTTATAATATATATGTAAGGTAAAGAAAGAATAAAAATGAAAATAATTGGCATAAGAAATATGCGTCACAGAATGAAGTAAAATTCACTTTACCTTTGATACTCATAATAACGACAATATTGAAAGGGGTTTTGATTATGACTATCTATTCTTCTGCTGATAATGACTACCGAGATGATTGGTGGGATGACGAGTATGATGATTGGTATAGCTATGATGAATATTGTGGAGATATTGGGGGCTATTATGAATATTAAGTCTTTTCTATGAAATATTAGATAAGACCATAGAGAATACTTAATAAGTATTCTCCTTTTACGGGAACTAGCTCAGTCGGTCAGAGCGGCGGCCTTATAAGCCGTGTGTCCTGGGTTCGAGTCCCAGGTTCCCGACCAGTATAATTGCGGCGTTGGTAATTAGACCCGTAGCAAGAGGCCGAGTAGTATCCGCAACTCTTCCGCCGCATTTTTACTTCGGTAGGCTAATGGATAGACCAAGAGACTTCTAATCTCTATATCTGCGTTCAATTCGCAGTCGGAGTACCATTACGGCTGAATCCGGCCCGTGTAAGAGAAGATAAGGAGCCCAATCTTCAGGATTAGTGGTGGTGGCGGAATAGGTAGACGCTTATCAGACTAAGAGAGATACCTCGGAGCATCAGCGCGGCAAGTCGTGCAGTTGTTGTATCAATGCTCTCATGTGAGGTGCAAATCCTTACCCACCTTAACTTAAATAGGAGATTTAATACATGACGAATGATGAGGCTATAAAAGCAATAAAGGCCAATTGGCCTCCGGAAAATTATTCTATTCTTCGTGAAGCATTGACACTTGCTATTCATGCTCTTGGCGGAGAAGAACAACCTTCAAAAAGTTGTTCTTATTATGCAGAAAACGACAAGAAACCTTGTTGTACTCATGATTGTTATGGGTGTATATGGTATGTTTAAAGTCGATTTAAAATATACTTTGATGCGTGGCGGAATAGGTAAACGCTTGCCACAGTCCGCGGATAGAATTGGGTGGCTAACGCGCGGATATGTAAGGTGCAAATCCTTACCGCATATTAGTTAATAGGGACAAGCCACTTTGTCAAAGCCGTAGTGCGTGGCTGTAAATAACGGATGGTGTGGCTTATGGCAGACTGTTAGGAGAAGGCTTAGTCTGCTAAGTGCGGTGGCGGAATAGGTAAACGCGTTAGCGGGAGATAGTCACGAAACGGGAGGTAACGTTACCCGTTGAAGAGAAGGATTGAGCATAAGGATGCTCATCATGCGACCCGACATCTACGAAAAGGCTATCATGTAAGGTGCAAATCCTTACCCGCATATCAATAAGATGACAAGAGATTACCAATAAAATGGAGTATAGGTCACTCAAAATAATGAGTCTGGGTACAAAAAGGAGCGCCAGATAGCAGAGGAGTTGATCGCCCTGTAAGGCTTATTAAGTCATCTTAATTTTATGGGTTGTTATACCGTAAGTAGTAGCGGGGCAGACTGTAAATCTGCTGTCTTTTGACTCGGGTGGTGCAACTCCATCACAGCCCACCATTTTAATGCGCCATTAGCTCAGATGGTAGAGCACGTGACTTTTGGGGCGAATGCAAAGTGCATATTTGGAAAGCAAGGGCCAAAGAGAGTTGGGGCAGTACCAAACCGCCCCGCCAAATCACGGTGTCCGGAGTTCGATTCTCCGATGGCGCACCAGATGCTGGCTGATAGGGGCCAGTAAGATGGAGTCATGACCATCATTCCTATCCGGACAAGTTTGGCACCGTTTATAACGTTATGAGGAAATGGTGCAGCTGCGGAGTTGGCTGAGAGGTTTAAAGCGGCAGTTTGCTAAACTGTTGTATAAGTAATTATACCAGAAGTTCAAATCTTCTACTCCGCGCCATAATGAAAGGAGAATAAATATGTTAGTAAAGTATAATGTACAATATGATAATGAGTATTACGGAAAAGAGCCAGATGAACTACCGTCTATTAAAGACCAAGGTCTTATTTCAGGAGATAATTTTGAAGATTGTTTAAAGAAATTTCTTGACTATTACCCAAGGGATGATATTTTTTTCTTTTCTTTTGATGTTGTTGTAGAACTTTTAGAAGAACACGATATTAAAGATTTATTGAAATAAAAATGAAGCGCGGCCACGGCGGTAACAGTGGCATTCTATGCGCTAGTGGTGGAATAGGCAGACACCTCAGACTTAAAATCTGATGCCGCAAGGCGTGCCGGTTCGAGTCCGGCCTAGCGCACCATTATATTTAGGAGTTTATTATGAAACTATATACATCTTATTGGGCGCAAGTGCGTAATTTTCCCCAAAATTTAGTAGGGTTAAATACTACGGTTTGGCCGCCAAAATGGAGACCGCTTGGTAAAGATAATAGAGGAGTTCTAGTAATAGATTGCCCTCCATTGCGGCCAGGCCGCGCATGTAATGGATTGTGTACTGGCAAGTGTGTGATAAAGCATCCTGATACTTGCTCTTTTCTTCATACTTATTATAAGCAATTAACACAAATAAATTTTGAAAATTTTATGGAGTCACTAGAAAAATTACACGATAAAATTTGTGTTAATGAACAATTATCAGATGTAGATTTCGCACTAATTGTCTATGAGACGCCATTAAATGAATGTAGCGAAAGAAAAATGTTACAGAGATGGATTAAAGAAAATGGATTACAAATTGAAGAATGGTCAATACACAGTTGAAGAAGCATATCAAGAAATATGCGATTATATTCTTGGCAAAGATTGGTATTGCGTTGACCCATTACCAGCAAACCAAGTTAGATATTTGCAAGTAGAAGCAATAAAAAGGAAGTTTGATAAAAGGAAATGGTCATTTTGGGATAGGTTAAAGGAAGCCCTGAGAGGGTAAAATTTGTTATACATCCTAAATGTAAAAATATTATTATGTATTAGTTAAGTGAAACTCAAGTAATTGAGAATCCTGATGATAAAGCCTGTCATTTTTGGCTTACTTGTCCAGCTTGTAATGAACAATTTGAGGTAAATAATGGATACACACAAAGTTGATGGATATATTATTCATACATGGGGAGACCCTGAAAAAGCGAAGTATATTGCGAAGAAATATAAAAGATTCAGTTGCGATATTTGTGGATGCTATTTTGAAGCAGATAGCGACCATTATGAAGCATACTCTCAATATAATGAAACGGCTTATAAAGCGTTGTGTCCATGTTGTAAACAGAAAGTTTATTCTTATGATTATTAAAATTTGACTTTTTTAAAACTTTATGATATAATATATATGTAAGGTTGAGAGACCTTATCTCGTAATAGAGCAAGATATAACGAAGCGCGCTTGATGCTTGCTGAACGAGCGGTTCCATCCAAGAGACGCACCGGAATGGCTCTTGGCGTAGTGGGAGATTGCTTTCTATGATCCTCACCCAATAACGCGAAGTTATAAAAAGATGCCTCATAGACGTACTGTGGATACCGCGTTAGTGATCCACACCTCTAGAGTTTCTTAAAGGGAGTAAGTTAATATGAGTACGTTATATTTTAGTTACGATCCAGATGAGTCAGTGAAAAAATATTCGCATAGTTTTTCTTATAGCGAAGAATTTGATGAAAAATATGGACATATTTCTGAGTTTCATAAATTTTGTAGAACAATCGCGGCGCTATATGGATATTCACAAGATTCAATTGATAATTATTTTGGAAAAGAAAAGAAAAATCCATTTCTTGACTAATAATAAAAAATATAGTATAATATATACATAAGGTTGAGAAATCCTCAACTTAGATAGCTCATCTGCCATGTGTAGAAGGAGCGGAGAAAACGTCTATATAGGCGTTCTCGTTTGAGAGCGATGTCACTTACCTCCTCGTGGTGCTCTTGGGTTGCGCTAAAAGTGATAGTGGGACAAATAACTATGTAATGTTCTAGGTTCAATTCCTAGCTTGGTTGTGGGAACGCATTGTAGTTATGGCAAACGCGAAGCCTACCACGGTAGATTGGATGCATACAATCTACTTTAGAAAGTCCATAGACCAAATAATCAGGGGCGTACAATACTCGTCTTCTTAACAGCCCGCCTGGTGGCGCTATGGCAGAGCAAGACACGAATCGTTTTAGACAAGCTCTTTAAAAAATGGAGAAAAAAGAAAGAGAGCAGAGACAGGACTTTTGACCTTTTCAAACTAAGCTCTTCGGTGTCCACGCCATAAAGTTGGGGTTTATCCAAAAAATGGGATGGCAAAAGGTCTTAAGATGGTACAGCGGTCGTGGTAGGACGATGTAGCTAAGGCCACAACTGGTGCCCAATGCGGTACGTCTCTTTGAGCGAGGCGCGTTGATTGCAACAACGGCGAGTGTAGTATGGGTTAAATGGAATTTGAAGAACTGCCATCGCGCAAACTGTATGGTTAAGTGCATATACCAGATTGCTCGGCGCATAAGAAAAGAGGAGCAAAGTAAGCACACGGAATGGAAGGAAACGAGTTATGTCCTTACCGGCCCCAAGTAGTTATAACGAACAGGGCAGGAGAAGCAGAAATAGTAACTGCATCCACATTGTCGAAAACGGGAGACGAGAGAAATAGGGAGAAAACGTAATGGTACTCCACCGGTTTGATGCTCTCACCTGCGGGTGTAGCTAACCCAAAGCAGGAATCGCGGACGTAGTTATGACCACCGACCCCGTTACATAGTGTAGACACGCAGTAAAATCTCTGGTCTGCGTTATCAAAACCTAGGAGTGGCGCCATCTTACAGCCTCCACGCGGCGGCGCTGGGTAATGCTAATGTAAGAAATAATTGACTTTTCTTGAAAATTTTGGTATAATAAATATATCAAATGAAGGGAGAATAAATTATGAAACTTCGTGATCTTGATTTCTTCATCAACGATTTGATGCAAAAGTTCGATGATGGTGAAACCGAAGTTAATGAAAACGAGTTTCTGCTTAATCTTACCAACGATCTTATTGAGTTAATGCATGAACATGGTGTAAAGTTGGTCATCGACGAGAATTAATGCTGAGTTCCTCTAATGGTTAGGAGCGGGGTCTTTCAAGCCCAGAATAAGAGTTCAATTCTCTTACTCAGTACCATTCAACCACATAAAGCCTGAATTGACAGGATATGACTGGCCGGTTGAGGTCCGGCGCTTAAAAGATGGGAGTTCGACTCTCCCACTGTCCTGAAAAGGGCGGTTAGTTTAAAAGGCAAAAACATTTAAGGTCTCATGTGCGATGACAGCCGTGGTGAGGTAGCTGTACCAAAAGGGTGATACTAAAACAGCACACTTAGCACGTAGTGTATAAATATCCGTGTCGGCTTGGCTCCTTAACTGTAAACAAGGGCGAGAATCGCGTACGGTCGTTGCAGTAGACCTAAAATACTGCAATCTGTGCCATTCGTTCAGCGGTCTAGGATATAGCCCTATCACGGCTAAGATCACGAGTTCAAATCTCGTATGGCACGCCAAGACTGTAGGAAGAACAGTCTGAATAAAAACTTCCGAACCGTTAACACGGATTTAGCACTTCAACTACCACCGGCAACAACTGAATTAGAGAAGCCAATATAAGTGGCCCAATAAGGTTGTGGATATGTGGCATAGCGGAAAACGGTATATAAAGAAGCGAAGTAAAGTGCAAATTAAGTATTGATTCTACACTTATTAGGCGCCCACAGCAATATATTAACAGAAGTTATGTTGGATTATTCGCGCCTAGTTATTTAGACACCGTAACAGCAATAATACAAGTTATAGAGAAATGTTTTTTTGCTAAAAACAAAAGTATTTCTAAGAAATACGCCGGTTGAGTATAACGGTCTTATACTTCGGTGTCTAGTTTTTGCTCTACTAGTTCATCGGTAGAACACCAGACTGTTAATCTGGGTAGCGTGGTTCGATTCCACGGTAGAGCGCCATTATGCAGTAACCAGTAGACGACCAAAGTAATGTTTACGTGAGAGGTTAATAATAGCTTATGGAGACGTCCCTATTATTAACGTAATTTAGAGTATTACTTACTGCACCATCTTTCCTGAGCAAATGCAGAGATTAAACCTATGCGCGGCCAGCTAACCTTAAAGCTAATAAATCATAAAGGAGAATAAGTATGGGGTTAGACAATGGTGTTCGTATAATGTCTAATGTGCGTAAAATCACCAGAGAAATGTTGCCAAAAGAGCTTTCTTACGTTTGGGAAGATAGTAATGAGGACGATCTGGAAATTGTATATTGGAGAAAAAATTGGGGCCTGAGAAATGAAGTGGTACGAACTTTTTCTCATAGTAAAGATAATGATTATGAATACTATTTGGATACCGTAGACGATGTATTCAAGCTAATCCGTATTATTGTATCTTTTATGAATAAGGAAAAATGGGATAGTGAAGGTAGTAGTATTTGGGAATATGAAGAAGTCATTTCAATGCTTCAAAATGATATTATGAACCTCTGTATTATTGCCGCATTTATGAAAAATAATCCCGATATTTATTTGATTTTCTATGATTCGTATTAAAGGAATCCTATCGTGTTGGCTGACCTTAAAGCCCGACCAAGATGTTTGTATTTGTCGCAAATTATGTCGTTAAACTATCCCCAAAAATACTTATTTCATCTTAGTGTTTTTGGGCTACTTACCATAAATATTAAGGAGAAATAAAAATGAGTAATCTAAAAATTAAACAACTTGCGGGTATTTCTATTTTAACAGCGCTTTATTGTGTACTAAGCGCAATGATGAAAATTCCTTTTATCGGAGCCATTTCCTTAGATTTAGGATATATTGCTCTAACTATTGGATGTGCTTTATTTGGCCCTTGGGCAGCTTTTATTGGTGCCATAGGGTGTGGCTTAGAAAGTGTGATTTTTTCGCCGTATGGATTTAGTATTAGTTGGTTTATGGCGAATTTAGTTGTCGGCCTTGGATGCGGAATAGTTTTTAAGAAAACAGAAAATATCCTAATTCGTGCTATAGCTATTATTGGTTTCGTAGCAATTGGTATGCTTGGTGTAAAAACTGGTATTGAATGTTATTTATATCATATTCCATTCGCTGTTAAAATTGTAAAGAATGCAGTTGCATTTGGTGTTGATACTGTTACAATGTTAATTGGCCTTAGTGTTACTCAACGAGTAATAAAATATTATTAAGAGAAGAGGTACATAAAAAAATGAATGAGCCCAGACTAAAGATTCTCCCACCTTGGACTATTGTGATTCGTAAGTTTGAAGCACTTTTTGATGGCGATCCGCAGATTGCTTGTAATTGTGACTTCTCAGGCGCGCACCCCTCTATTGTTCTTGCTTGTAATAATGGTGATAAGGTCGCCGCACTTCTACAAATTCTGCCCGAAGAGGTTGGCTTTGGCAATATTAAGCTAAAAGTCGCTGTTGATGGTGTGCCAAGCAATCGCCAGTTTACCAGTAAGGTTGAACTATTTGATACCGCTTTTAAGGGCAATCCCGCATACGCTTATTCTGTATGCCCAGCTGAAGAAGGCTATCAGTGGATTGGTACTACCTATGTTGTATTTAATAACTGCGTAGTACAGTTTGCCGCGGATAATCTAAATGATTGCCATGGTATTATCAGCACGCTATATGAGACTATTGCTGGTGAGCTACTAACTGGTCCCGCGACAGAAGGTGTGTTCTATAATACCAATGTAGAGCGCGCGAACCTTGGAATACCGCTTGGTGAGTGGCCGTAATATTTGATTATTATATGCGGTGGTGGAATAGGTAGACACTAATGCGATAAGACCATAGTTCAGGCTGTTGTTGAGAATATCCTGCGGCCAGTCGATATGTGGTCATATGAGGTGCAAATCCTCATCCGCAGCGGGAAATGCTCCCGTAAAGAAATAGAGCCAAGCAAGCCTCTGGTACTGCCCTAAGCGCATCATGCTTGGACTTTACAAAAGAGCTAAAATCCTGCTCTTGAAGGGAAGATGTCAAGGCTTGATCTCCGGACTCATCATCCCTGGTTCATAGGTTAAGGCAGATGCTATTATGAGTATAATCTGATCAATTAGAAAATAATAGCTATTATAGCAGATAGGACAAACGGTTAAGTCATGAGCCTCATAAGCTTCAAGGATAGGGTTCGACTCCCTAATCTGCAACCATATGATTTGTGTTTAAAGAAAAAACTGCTGCGGACTGTAGGCTTAGAAGCAGCCATCAGTTAAAGAGTTCTTAATTTTTCTATCGGTGCGAAATGTATCGTAGGCTACATTTGCTATAATGTCCTACGAGTATGATGTGCCGATGGGTAATAGAAATATGAGATTTGGCGTAATAGCACACCGCAAAAAGGTCAAGCTAACCTGAGTGGATGTTCCACCAAATAGTTACCGTGCGAACGAATCACCGTTTGCGATACGGGATAATTATATCAATATTTGACTTTTTAGTAAAATTTTGGTATAATTATATTATAAGATAAAGGCTCGAACAGCAATATCTTCAAGAAGAAAATTATTTTTAAAATTTCTCAAATTAGAGCCTTGTATCTGGCCCGTAGGTGTGCGGCTGCACAGGGGGTCTCTAAAACCCCAGCCTCTGAAGCGAACGGACTGGGTTCGACTCCCAGGCGGGCTGCCAATATATATTAAACGGTATCAAACGATACCGTTTTATTATTTGATTTTTTTAAAATTATATGTTATAATATAATAAAGAAAAATAAAAGAGGAAAAGAAAATGTGTAAAATTATTGTACAAGGCGATAAGGCAAAAGCCGAAAAATATTTTAAAGGAATTAAACTATTCACTTGTAATGTATGTGATTGCAAATTTGAAGCTGATAAAGATTCTTATGAACGTTATTCTAATCAATACGATTTTTATACTTTGTATAAAATAAAATGTCCTTGTTGCGGTAATGATGTATATTTAAAAGAATAAGTGAGGTATTTTATGAGATTACTAAAAGATTTTACTGATATAGACAATTTACTTGAAGCCGTCCACCAGTGTACTGGCGATGTAATTCTTCGTCATAATAGCGGCGTGGAAGAATTCAACTTAAAATCCAGACTAAGTTCCTATCTGGCAATCGCGCGTCTATGTGAAGAGGACGGAGACAATTGGGAAGTTTTTTGTATGAATAAAAATGATGAACATTATCTATTAAGATTCTTTGATGAATTACATAAATCGGAGTAACTGATATGTTAGATATTATTATCCCTACATATAAAAATAAAGAAGGGTTAGCTAAGACTTTAAGTTCCATTCCAAATTATACAGAGTTATGCGTGACAGTAGTAGACGATGGTTCTGATATAGATTATAGTGATTTACAAGACAAATATAATTTTAATCTAATTTTAGTTGACCCGAATGGCGGCCCAGGCGTCGCGCGCCAAATTGGACTAATGAGTACGTATGAACCATATGTTCTTTTTCTGGATACTGGCGATTATTTTATTGATGGAGTATTACCAGAGATGCTTGGAATCATTCAAATTAACCCAGAAATACTCATTTTCTCATGGCGCTATTCTATTGGTGATGCTAGTTATGATGTAAATAATAATAACTTGCATGGAAGAGTATATAAGAGAAGCTTCTTAGATGAATATGACATTCATTTTAGTGAAGAAGGTTCTTATGCAAATGAGGATGTTGGCTTTAACCATGCTTGCCGCTTAATATTGGCACAATATTATCCGAATAATGACCATGTATTAACACTAAATAAAACTATTATAGTATATGATGTAAATGATATGACATCTATTACCCGCAAAGACAATCGCGCCTTTATCTATAAAAAACAAAATATGGGTTTGGCGTACAATGCCATACATGCCTTTAAAATTGCAGAAAAAAATAATGTAGATGTTAATTTACTAAAAAACTACGTTTCTGATATTATGGGGTCGCAATATTTCTTCTTTATTAAAACCTTAGAGGAACGCCCAGAATATTTACAGTCAGCATGGGATGGCGCGCGGCATTATTATATGTTTGCATTTAAAAATTTTATTCAAAAAGAAGATTTAGATATAGCTTATACAAGAATGCTTAATTTTTATAGACACGCTTATAAGAAGCCCCCAAAAACAACCTTCAATGTAAAAAGATTTTTTGAACTCTTAAATACAAACGAGCAAGTACCAGACTATTATATAAATCTTAGTAAGGAGTATAATAATGATAGGTGATTATAAGGTTATCACACTATGCGGCAGTACACGTTTTAAAGAAGAATTTGAAGAAAAAAATCGTGAGCTAACTCTTGCAGGTAATGTAGTATTCAGTGTTGGCGCATTTGGTCACGCAGGGGATACTATTACACCAGAACAAAAAATTATGTTAGATGAAATACATAAGCAAAAAATTTATATGTCTGATGCTATTTATGTTATCAACCCTGGCGGTTATATTGGAGATAGTACCAGAAGTGAAATTGCTTTCGCATGGGATATGAATAAAGAAATTGAATATATGGAACCTCCATTAATGTAAGAAGTCATTTAATTGACTTCTTTTATTTTTTTTGATATAATATATATAGAAAAGGAGTGAGAGTATGAAACCGATTTTATATATATTATGCGGAGTGCCTGGCAGCGGAAAAAGTACATGGGCATATAATTTTATTAATGACCAATATAAAGACATTAGATATGTTTCAAGAGATAGTATCCGTTTTCATATGCTAAAAGATGGAGAAGGGTATTTCTCACATGAAAAAGAAGTATTTAAGAAATTCGTAGGCACTATCACCGCAACATTAGTAGATGGTTTTGATGTTATAGCAGATGCTACCCATCTAAATCGTGCTTCACGAGCCAAGCTTTTGCGCGCGATTACTATGAATAGCGTGGATTTTGATACAATTTGTGTGTGCCTGATGGTTCCAAAAAGCGTCTGCTTACGCCAGAACGCGCAGCGTAGCGGTCGCGCGCGAGTACCAGATGAAGACCTCGTTGAGATGTATCATCGTTTTGAGAAGCCTACCTTATATGAACATGAAACTATAAAAGAAATATGGACGATAGAAAGGAAAGGGTAACTAATATGACAATTGAGCAAAAGATTGCAATAGATATTTATACCTACATGTATAGAGTTTTCTTTGGAGATTCAAAAGAAGAAATAGATTATCGTGTACGTTTTGGAAGTCACGGCGCCGCGAGAAAGGTTCTTAATTATATATTGGAAAGATATATTGAAAAGGAGGAATAATATGGGTGAAATATTTTTTACAAGTGATACCCATTTTTGTCATAATCAAGGCTTTCTCTACGAGCCACGCGGATTTTCTTCAATTGAAGAACATGATGAAGCTCTTGTAGAAAACTGGAATAGAGTAGTAAAACCAGAAGATAGAGTTATTCATCTTGGAGATGTGATGCTTAATAATAATGAAAAGGGCATAGAATATATTAAGCGTTTGAATGGTGAGATTTGTATCGTTTGGGGCAACCACGATACAGACGCGCGAAAAGAGCTTTTAAACGCGCTTCCTAATGTAATTATACTTGGATACGCACATGTATTTAAATACAAGAAATTTAGTATCTATCTCTCTCATTACCCCACTCTTACAGCCAACTATGACGATAAGCATTTTTCTCAGCATGTAATAAACTTACATGGTCATACTCATCAGCAAGCTAATTTCCTTTACCCAAATAACCCATTTATGTACCATGTAGGCGTAGATTCCCATAACTGCACGCCAGTCCATATTGACGAAGTTATAACAGATATTAGACAGCGATGGCAAGATTTACAAACCTTAAAAATTCCAATTGCTGATGGATTATATTCATATCCAATGTAAATTTTTTTACAAAATGTTATATTTTACTCGTTATCCTATTACTTATCTGTTAGATGCTATAAATAAAATAAAAGGAGGAGAGAACAATGGTTATAAAAAATTTGATACCTCCTGATCCCCAGCACGTAGTGTTAAAGAAGATTTATCCTTGGGATAAATATAATATAGAATTAGTAACATCATGGCTATATGAGTAGGCAAAACAAACTGGTTTTACTGGGACACTAAACGATTTCAAATTGCGTTATGGAGAATATATTGAGTCGCTTGATATATCACAAGTATATGAACTAATAGATCATTATACAGATAATTATCATATAACACCATTATTAGGTAGTGAATAGATACTTAATACAAAAGATAAAATATTAAGTGAAAATATTATAGTTGATCCAATTCCAGATGCAATTATTCCAGCTAATTATGATGGAAGTTATTCAGTTACTCCATTAGCAGAGGTAAGCCAAATTTTACGAACTGCCAACAAAACATTGAGTGATGATGTAGTAGTAGAACAAATTCCCTATTACGAAACAACTAATACTGCTGGCGGATATACAGTAATTATAGGATAAGGAGTTGAATATTTATGGCTAGTAATCAATATATCAATAAAGTTATTTATGGCGGCAGTACTTTAATTGATCTTACTACTGATGATGTTACTAGAAATTCTGTTCTAAGTGGCATCAAATTCCACTTACCATCAGGTGAAGCAACAACTGGTGCTTGCACTTATGATGCTGATACCTCTGATGCTAATGCAGTAGCCGCAGAGATTCTATCTACCAAAACCGCATATGTGAATGGTAGTAAAATAACTGGTAGTATGCCAAATCGTGGCGCAGTTGCTGGTAGTATCGCTACTGTTGCTGGTGAATATACAATTTAGCAAGGTTATCATGATGGTTCTGGCAAGGTAAGCATTGCTTCTACTGAACAAGCTAAACTAATTCCGACTAATATTCGTTCTGGCGTAACAATTCTTGGTGTAGAAGGCAGTATGTCTGGCAATGAAGGTGTTGCAGCAACTTCTGTAACACTGACACCTTATACAACCTCTTAGACAGTTATACCTTCTGATTTCGGTGATTATAATAGCATTACTGAAATTACAGTTGCAGCAATTGCGTATTCAGAAGTTGACAACGCTCAGGGTGGAAAAACAGTTACAATTGGTACAGTTGCGCCATAAGTCTAAGGTGGTGAAATAAGTGTCAAATCCATATGTAAATAAAGTGTAGTTTGGTAATACAACTATAATGGATATTACCGATACTACTGCGACTTCTGATAAGGTATTAGATGGAGAAGTCTTTTACGCAGCATCAGGAACAAGGAGTGTGGGAACTTTGGGAGATGCTACATAGAGTTCACATGGACTCATGTCTTCAACTGACAAAACAAAATTAGATAATATTAGTGTAATGTAGGGAGCCACAGCAAATGACAATGGTGTTTAGGGACTCGTTCCTGCACCAACTTCTGATGATAGATATAAGTTTCTTGCTGGTGATGGCACTTATAGAAGTGGCGGCTTGCCTATGGTAATTTTATCTTATGGTCATTCTACTTGGAATGATTTTATTGAAGCTTATAATAATAATGTTATTGTATATTGTAGAGCTTCTTCTTAGACTAATCCAGCCAGCGGTGATCAAACGCGTATGGCTTTCATGGCCTATGTAAACGCTACGCCGCCAACATATGTTGAATTTCAATATTATAGATCAGTAAATTAGCATACTGACACTCAAATGAGTGATTAGGTATATATCTATGGGCTGAATAAGGATACTGGTTGGACCGTTTCAGTTCGTCAAGCAGGTATAAAATAGGTAAAGGGTTATAGTGGTCTTCATTATACTACTAGTAATATTAACCCTAGTTATAGCAATAATGTTGTTACTCTTTATGGCGGCTTACCAAGAGTAAATTCTGCTGATGAAGGCAAAATTTTAAAAGTGGTAAATGGCGCTTGGGCGCTTGTTGACCCCACAGAAGGCGGTGTATTAAATGAATAATGTATATTTTGTGCATCAAATATCTCATAATAAAACAACCGATACTTGGTCTAAGGGTATCGTAATAAAAAATGATCCTGACAAAGATAATGAGGCGGCCGCACTTCAAGCATATCATGCTTTTTTGGGCGCTTATGGATACGGAAATAATGCTGATATTGATTATGTTTATTGCCAATTAACATCAGCTACTAATTATCGTGAACCCATATCTGAAACTTGGATAGGATAAATTTTAGCGGCAGAAATGCCGCTCTTTTTTTTATTTGACTTTTCTTAAAAATTATATTATAATATATTTACAATAAAGAGGAGGGATAATATGTTTATAGAACAGTATTGTGCGATAAAAGACTTGTGTGAAAAATATTATTCCAAGAAAGAATATGCTCATGCGAAGGCTGTTGAAAGTTATGTTATAAAGGATATTCGTTATTCTTTTCTTACAGTAGAAAAACAGTGGCTTCTTCGCGCGGCAGCTCTCGCGCACGACCTCCTTGAAGATACGGATTGTACCTATGAAGAGTTGGCCGCGATTAGTTTCCGTCTCGCGGATATAGTAAAGCTTCTTACTCATGATGCCTCGTTAATGAGCTATTATACATATTGTAAAAAGATTGTAGAATCGGAAGATTACTACGCCATTACAGTAAAAGCAAGCGATATAAAAGACCATTTAATGCGGAAAAAGACACTTACGGCTAAACTAATTGAGAAATATAGTGAAGTAATTCCCCTGTTTATAAAAGGTGCGTAATCATAAATAAATTCAAGAATTGTTAAACGTGAGGTATATTATGGCAGTAATTATACAAGACATGAGTATGCCAGCACGATGTTGGCAATGCCCTTTCCATTTTCGAGTAGACAATGCACACACCGCATGTTCAAGACATCCAATGGAAAAACCGGTAGAAGATGGAGACAAAAGGCCAGAGCATTGCCCGTTAAAAGAAGTTAAAATGACACTTAATATAGGAGTATAAAAAATGCTTACCAAGAAACGAAATGCTGTGTTCGGAAGATACCCGTGTTGTGATTTGGTAAATAATGCAATCCGGTTTATTCTCGACGGAAAAACGGATTATGCGATTGAGGAGCTCCTGCAAGCGATATGGAAATCTAATGGGTATATGCATGATGATATAGTTCGTCAGGTGAATGAAGTCCATAAGCGCATATTGGAAGAACATCAAAGCAACTTAAATTGAACGGATATTTAAGTCAACTATATGGGACTTTCGTCTCCGCTCTTAGCGGATGGTTGGGGTGGCGAAACAGCGTAGGGTCGAGGGATGGCTACGCATTAAATAGCAGAAAAGAATACAAAGGAACACAATCGTGACAACGATTAGGAGAAAAAAATGAATAACTTATTAAATACTTTAAAGAATGAAACTAATTATACCCATACAGAAAATGGCGCTCTCACGCACAAAACAACAAATAGTGCGCTAATGGATATGTTTGCTATGGGCGCCGCGATGCGGAAACGTTCTATTGAAGATATTATTCTTCTATTTAAGAACGCATATATCGAAAATGCAGAGCTGGCTATGAAGATGCTTTTCTATATCCGTGATGTGCGCGGATGCGGCCAGGGCGAACGTCGTTTCTTCCGTGAGTGTATTAAGTGGCTAAGCACCAGCCCTATGTTAAATAGTATTCGTAAAAATATGAAATATATTCCAGAGTTTGGTCGCTGGGATGATTTATACGCTTTTGTTGGTACTCCATTGGAATATGAAGCAATGAATTTAATTTATGAGCAATTAAAACTCGATATTGATTGTAAAACACCTTCTCTATTAGCAAAATGGCTCAAAAGTGAAAATGCTTCTAGTAAAGAGACGAGGCGTCTTGGCGATATAACTCGTAGTTATTTGGGGATGTCTCATAAAGAATATAGAACAACATTATCTATGCTGCGGGCGCGCATC